GAGGGGCAATACACTTTCCGCACAGGGATCAGACCGAAAGATCGTGGGCGTACTCGCGAGGACAAGATGACCTACATGGCTACGAAAGTATCATCGATGATGCGTAGTATAGAAAAGAACAAGCTGTTACCTGAGAATACGGTGGAGGTGATGAACTATCTTGGACATACGCGCGAGGTGGTCAAGTACGCTATCAAAGAGTATGACTATGTTGGTAAGAATGTGCTGGTGAATGGTGCTGAACTGCACGACATACTCAAAGTAGTTTTTAGCTATCAGGACTTGAAGAGTCTATCGTCAGATTCAATCGTTAAATTCAAGAAAGTTCTTGACGAATACAATCAGGTTGATGAGACTAGACAGGCTAAACTAGATGTGGTGAAAGAGAAGTTTGATAAGCCGATCAAGTTCATCGCGTATGACGACACTAAAACATTCTTGAAGGGTACGATGAAACTGTCTGTTGGACTCCATGACAATTTCAATCTCGATGGGGTACGTGTCGATGAAGTTGAATGTCAGCGCGTTCGCACGTTCATGGATGATACAGACATCGCACCGCTGATGGCTATGTTCAAGGTCAAGTTGCAGCAGACCGATAGCAGTACGTCATTCGTGGGTGAAGAAGGTTTCTTCCCAGAGTGCGGCGAGAAGTACGTGGATGAACTCGGTGTCGTCAAAGTGGATACGGATGGGTGGCGGCATGACAACTATCCAAGCAAGCCTCAGTGGATATTCTTTGTATGATGACTCTATCGCCTCTTGAGGCTAACGTGCTGGATGAAAGTCAGAAGTATTATCGCGTCCCTGTTTATCAGGAAGGCGATGAGCATATCGTGTTCGTTGGAGATAACTTCAAACGAAGGTTTACGCTGGACACGTTGCCTGACTTCATTGCGTTGAAGCTGTCAATGATCAAAGCGGTGACGAAGCCTGAACTGTTAATTGATGACATGGAGGATCACAACCCATCATTTGCCATATTGTTGTATTCAATGCTTCCGTATGAAGGATTTGAGACTATCGGTTGGCAGTTGTCCAAGCGATACATGATGGTCGTTCTGACGGAAGATGAACTGGAAGAGTTGAAAGGTGACACCCGAAGCTAAAGTAAAGAAGCAAGGCCGTGCCATACTCACCAAGATGGGAATGTATTTCTTTCCTGCGTTCTCTGGTGGGTATGGTAGGAGCGGCGTCCCTGATGATATCGGTTGCTATCGCGGCTGGTTCGTTGCCATTGAATACAAAGCCAATGGCGGTAAGCCAACAGCGTTGCAAGTGAAAAACTTAGAGGACATCCGCAAGTGTGGTGGCATTGCTCTTTTGATTAACGAGACTAACGTCTCACAACTAGAGGAGTTAATAAACCATGAAATTCACAGTCGTGGGGGATGACTACATGGTCATGCCCGAAGTGGGTATGTTTCGCGCGCAGCCTAAGCATAGTCGTCTTATAGATGACTTTAAGTGGAAGCCGGGGGCGAACGTGCAAGCAGTCTGGCGTAAGCATGGATGGACACCACCATCCGAGTATCGTGATGACTATTTATTTAAACACAACCGAGAGGGTAACTAAGATGGCTAAGAGAACTGATGCACGGCGCATCCGCGCCTATTACAAGAAACATCCAGCAGCCAAGCCGAAGGATGTAGCGGCAGCGTTGGGGGTCAACATCGCTAATGTGTATTACGTGCGAAAGACCATGCGGGATAAAGACGTGATTGACCTGACTATCGCAGGTTCCCCGCTGCGCCCTAAGACACGGTTACAGGGTTCTAGTATGAGAGAGCAGTACGAGTTCGGTAACTCTAATGTTGATCTTGTTAACAGCCCACCGCATTACACGACAGGCGGCATTGAAACGATTGACTTTATCGAAGCCAAGCAGCTCAACTATAATTTGGGCAACGTGGTGAAGTACATTACACGAGCCGATCACAAAGGCAATCGTGTTGAAGATTTACGCAAAGCTAAGTGGTACTTGGAGCGAGAGATTCTCTCTCAACACATCTAACCTGTTTAGCGTCCTAGCCCCGCTAGGACGCTATTTTTTCGTCTGTTTGGAGCGTTTAATTATGTTTTGCCAATGCGGTGATAAAAGATCATGTGTCATCAACACAATAAAAACAGAAAGCGGGATACGAAGACAGCGCCGCTGTACAGGTTGTAAGACGAACTACTACACGATGGAGACGCTATTTACGAAACCAGTGATCGAGAAGGTACAGCCGGATTCGCGTGGGCTGTATACCAAACCCGATGTAGCGAAGATCAACAAAACAAAAGTTGAGATACGCCGTCGCATAGAAGATCGCGTACCGAGTTACTTCATTGAAGATGACTACTGATAAGCAAAGTTTAATTAGTATTTATTTCTTGATCGGGAGAATAAAGTGCGCGATGATTTGATCAGGATGGCACACGAAGCGGGGTTTGAGTTCCATCGATACGAGGGCAACGTCAAAGAATCAGTTAATAGCTTAGAGACACTAGCGCGTCTCATCACCGCAGCAGATCGTGAAGAGACAGCTAAGTTGGTTGAACAGATGGGCATAGAAGGCTATGGCACGTTAGCGATAGCCGCAGCGATAAGGGGCGAGGATGAACAGAGATGACATTATCCGCATGGCGCGGGAAGCGGGGATAAACGTAACGGAAGGCAATTCGTTTTCCGATGATATGTACATCTCAGTCCTTTATCGCTTTGCCAACCTAGTCGCAGCAGCAGAGCGCGAGGCGTGTGCGAAGGTGTGTGAGGCTGAAGGTGAACGAGTCGATGCGTCTTGGGTAAGTTGCGCGTTCGCTATCCGCGAGAGAGGTGCGCCATGAATGATCTTGCCTTGTATGAGTTGGGTCTCGCCATGCCTGTCTGCGCGGTGTGCAATAAGCCAGTAGATAAAGTTGAGTCCATGTATCTGCCAGACTATGACGGAAAAGTATTTAGAGTGTATTGCCACGGCAAAGTAGAGCAGCAAATGCTTGGTTCCTACGACGTGATGAACGCAGAACAAATCACGTTTGGCAAAGCATTTGCTGCGCCCGCATTAGAACGACTTAACAAAGCCGCAGAAGATAACGGGGAGGAGTTATGACTAAAGAAGAAGCATGGCTTCTGTGGATGAAAGAATCCAATCGCTACGTTGAGTACGACTGGGACACGATCAAGAAGTCCTCGCACTGGCAAGCGTTTTCCCGTGGTTGGGATGCGGCAGCAATCAATATCAATGGCTGGGAAGACGCTTACAAGATGGGCATGGAAGCAGGAAAAGAAATGGAGAAGAACACATGATTTTGAACAAGGACTGTTACGAGCGAGGCTGTGCTACTTACGATGACAGGGTAGATGAGGGCGTTGTATTAACAAATGAAGGAGAACACATGAAAGCATTTCCAAACGTAACGAACGAAAAGGGCATGGACTTGCGTGATTATTTTGCGGCGAAGGCTATGCAAGCGTTAATAGGCAGAGAAGATTTTGAGTTTGAAGATCACACTTGGGAGACAGCCTACGATGTTGCAGACGCAATGATGAAAGCGAGAGGACAGCGTGACTGAAGAAAGAAAAATCCGATACAGCAACGGCTGCATAAAAGAAGTTGACCTGACGTTCTTGTTAAAAAAACACACCGTAAAAAAGAAATTAATTGGTATCTCAAGAGTCGTTCATAGTGATATCCTCGGAGACCTAGAGCGCGTGTTCGTACCGTTCGAGATTGAGTGCTACGACAAAGAGAAGGACGTTACTTTTATCAAGCATACGCTGGTTGATTCAGTTACAGGCAGCATGTACGACAAGATAACAGGGCAATGCATGAGTTCAACACGGTTAAAACTAGGAGACTGACATGCTGGAAGAAAAATACCGAGACTATTTGATTCGTGGCTACGAGCGGTTTGTAGCTACAAAGGATAGAACACACATAGATGACGCTATCCGGCTGGTCAAGACCATGTCGCCTAATAATTTCTTTCAAGGTGACAAAGACCTAAACTTGGAGAAGCGCGTGTTCCTCAACGAGCCCTACGGCGCACATTGGTCAGGCACGTACATCAGAAGGTATCGTTCTAAATGATCGTTGACACTATCAACTACAAAGCTGTTTGGGCATGGCTTAACGCAGTCTGGGCTAAGTCATTCGTTGCGGTAGTGCTTTTCCTGCTTGGGTTATGGATAGGAACTGTTCAGACCGAAGGGCGGATCGCTGGTGACTGCAAGTTCGCTAATGCGTTCCGTGTGGACATACAGGCATTTGCTTGTCAGAGGAAGCTATGAAGGTTGCTTACGTTAGATACTACAACGAGGAAGCTTCTCTTTTCTTATCTGAAGAATTTAAGAACTTAGATGTAGTGGTACGTCTGGACATTCTAAGAGATTTAAAGTACTGGGTAGATGCTCATTACAGTGATGCACGTAAAGAGTGGTATGACGGACGCGAGAAAAAAAGCGAGGTCATAAAACAAAGAGCGCGGCAGAGGGCGTTTCAGGCGTATGACCTAAGAAAAAAAGCGATGACTTATAAAGCAATAGGTGAAGAGATGGACATATCATCCACCCGCGCCCAACATCTTGTAAGAAAAGCCGAACGTATCATTGAACGTGAAAAAAGGTTGAACAATGAAACTAGCCCGTCAAGCTGTCCGTCTAGCCAACAACTTTCAGGAGATGCCCCGCGATGAGGGAGACCTTGAAGCCGCTGCTGTACTGATTGCTCTCGCGCGCGTGTACGAAGCGGCGCACGACATGATGACAGCAAGTTCGCACAAGCAAAGCGCGGACGCCTACGAAGAGATGAGAAAACTAATTAAAAATGAGTCTAATAACACTTGATTTCGAGACGTACTACGCCGAAGGGTTTGGGTTCAAGAACCTGACCACTGAGGAATACATACGTGACAAGCAGTTCGAAGAGATCGGCGTCGGCGTCAAGATTGATGATGCTCCTGCGTATTGGTTTTCTGGTTCACACGACGAGCTAAAGAAACACTTAACTGACCTAACCGATTGGTCAGACGCGGCGCTTCTATGTCACAACACCCTTTTCGACGGGGCAATACTTGGTTGGCGATTTGGTATTCACCCCGCTTTTTATTTAGACACGCTGTGCATGGCAAGAGCCCTGCATGGTGTGGATGCAGGTGGCAGTCTCGGCGCGTTGGCTGAACGCTACAGGATTGGTGAGAAGGGCGACGAGGTAGTCAAAGCGTTGGGCAAGCGCAGAGCAGACTTCACCCCTGCACAACTCTCAGCCTACGGCGACTACTGCAAGAACGACTGCGAGTTGACCTACAAGCTGTTTCATCTAATGGCCCCGCACTTCCCCGGCGATGAGATAAAACTAGTAGATATGACGCTGCGCATGTTCATTGAGCCGGTGTTTCAGGTGGATGATGCGTTGCTGGTTCAACGGCTGGAAGACTTGCGTGAAGAGAAGAACTCTCTGCTGGCTACTTTGAAAGAGGATTTAAAGTGTGATGATGAAGAATCTGTTCGCAAGAAGCTGGCAAGCAATAAGCAGTTTGCTGCCCTCCTCCAGTCCCTCGACCCGCCAGTGGAGACACCACGAAAGATCAGCCCAGTCACAGGCAAGGAGACATTCGCACTGGCGAAGAACGACGAAGGTTTTATCGAACTGTCGAAACACGAGAATACACTTGTCCAGCAACTGTGTGCAGTCCGACTTGGAACTAAGTCAACTTTGGAAGAGTCACGCATCACTCGATTCATCGACATCGGAAAGCGCAATCGAGGGCTACTACCCATCCCCCTTAAATATTACGGCGCACACACTGGACGATGGAGTGGTTCAGACAAAGTTAATTTCCAAAACTTACCTAGCCGAGATAAAAAGAAGAAGACCCTCAAAAACGCCGTACTTCCACCAGACAACCACGTGGTCATTAACTGCGATTCCTCCCAGATCGAAGCACGGGTGCTGGCTTGGTTGGCAGGACAAGATGATGTTGTTCAACAATTCGCCAGCGGCGAAGACGTATATTCAATCTTTGCTTCCAAAGTCT